AGTCTCGTTATCTTCACTTACGATTGTTATTGGCAACCCATAGAAGCCTTCTTCCATGATAGTCCTTTACTCTCTAGTTATGATACAGGTACCAGTATGTACAATAGCGTCCCCAACATTACTTACATTCGTAGCCCAGAGCTCAACGTATTCATTAGTAGCCAACTCCACAAAGTACTCGACGGAAATAACAGTTTCATCAGTTCCAGTAGCAAACTTTGCATGACTTTCAGATCCGTCTATAACAGTGTCGTTCTTGGCAATCTTAAAGCTAAGAGTTTCGTTATTATCTTCACTGTGTATTGTCACTGAGTAACTGACCCGGAGGGTCCGAGTTAAAGCTCCAGTATAAGTAGCTCGGTTGTTCGCATCGATTGTAAAGTTCTCAGCGCGGATACTTGTAGTTGAGTCCGCAGTTGAGACTTTCACATAAGTTCCAGCAACTGCTACTGCAGCAGTTCCCTGTGCAGACCAATAATAACCACCAGAACTAATCTCTTCAAGTGCTAGGAATCTATAAAGGATCTCGACAAGTAAGTCTTGCATACGTATGTCAAGAGTCTCAGCATAAACTTTGTCTTCTGCCGAGTCTGACAGTGGGAGCCACTTGATCATACTTTAATCCTTGAGGTCTCCGCCTGTTTAACTGTTCGACAGTGTATCCTAATACCTCTAACACCTGCTCCTATTTGAAACTTGTCTGTTACTCCTACCAAGCGTATGCTAAAGGCTCTGCCAACAGCGTGTACCGGAAAACGTACCAAACCGTCCATGTTAACAGCCCTAGTGCCTATTGTGTGTGTTGTCTTCGATCCATTATTGGTCCAAACATAAAGATAAACACTAGTAGCATCATCGAATTGCATCTGACTGGCCACACCGACTTTAAGTATATCTATCTCTTTAATTATAATCTCGGTTCCTATGTCGTAAAAAGGAGTATAGAAGTTTCCTGAGTCTATACTACCAGCTAGAGGATTAACATGAGAGATACTTATCCCACCACCAGTATTATCGAAATAATAATACGAGTTTACTTTAGAAGTAGCTGCTGGTCCGTCACAGTCGAAATCATAAGATAAATTAGTCAGTCTACCTACTAATGCCAACTGCTCAGTATCTATAAACTCTGGTGGTCGGGCGGAACCAGCACGATTAACCACACAACCCATAGCTCCAGAATAGATTAATTCACGAGAGTAGACAACTGGCAAGATTTGTTTAACCTGACCACCAGAATAAGCCATTAGCTTAGACCTACGTCCGGTATAGAAAATCTTGTTATCTCCAGTAGCTACTCCATATTGAACTACGCAGCCTTCAATCTCTGGTACATTACTGAATGAAAAGGCAGGAGTCGCTGATCCAGTTGGAGTCATTCTGTAGGCACCAAACTGACAGACGATGTATGCTGACTCTCCAAGAAACCCAACTCCTTGTACATTACCTAAGCTTGTTGGAATTACATTGTTGCCGGAACCAGTAGCTGCCCAATCAGTCGGGGTGCTATCAACAGCCCAGTAGACCTCCCAAACGTCATCGGTAGTGTTATACTTGATAATGCATACATTATTACCTAGTGTGAATATGAACTCTCCAGCACCAGGACTACCTGCTACAGCCGCGAAGGATGTTCCTGCTTTGTTATACTTATAGACGTTAGCTATTCCGCTGTGAGTAAAGTAAACATCATCTCCCCATACAACAAACTCAACACGTTCACTAGCAGAGGTTAGCGTACTGGCATGATTAGTATAAGCAGCTCCATTGAATGTCCAAGCAGTTAGATAATCACTATTACTCGTATCGCGATAGAACATTACAGCATAGTAAGTACCATCAATTACTAAGCCTTTAGCTCCTACAGCTACTGCTGTGGTTAAGGCGGTGTTTGCAGCTATATATCCAACAGCTTCTATTCTATCAGCTCTAATTATAACACCGTGGGGGTCTGAGATGGTATAGCGTGCTTCCTCGTTGCGTATATTCCCAGCGTTATAAACAATGGTCGTCGCTTGCTTCCATGGACCGAATTCGATTGTAAATTCTCGCTCAGCCTCGTACTGATAACCACGTTCATAAAGGTCACCAGTATGCCTAGCTGCTTTCCGAAGGTTAGTTCTCGGCCTGGCCATTATGGAGTCTCAGCGTAGTCAGGATCAGGATAACCAAGACGCGAAGAGCGTCGAGTCCTCTGTAGTCTCATCTGGCCAACGCGGTAACGAGCATCGCGAGTTGTGTCTTCTTGGATTCCAGTTACGAAGCCCAGATATTCATTCTTAAGCTCTTGCCCTCTCTGAGCCATACCAAACTTAAAAGCCCGTCTTGAAGCGGCGTTAAGAGATATTGCCTCATGCCACTCTTCAGGGATAATAGGCTCAGCGTCAGCAGCAACCATATCAGCTGGAATAGTACGATATTGAATACGAAGAACATAAGCGTCATCAGGTATCGGCCAGAGATAAAGCAAGCTTCCATGACGGATAAAATATTCAGGTATTCCTCTGTTATCACTAGTGGTATCTTGACGCTCATACCAGACCATTTCCTGAGCGATAAGCGTGTACTCAGTATCACCAGTAATCTTCATTGTCATAATCTCACGAACGGCACTTGGAGTTGTATAACTAGCCGTTCCATCGACGGTCGTAAGACTGGTATCTGTTCCGTCAATCTCATAGAATCTGAAAGCGTTGCAGATTCTCTTATAAGCTTTGTTTACATCAGCTTTCGCCAGTTCGTCTGTGTAGTCCGCACGGTCTGCTAAGCAAAACTGCGCGTCCTCATATATGTCTTTAAATTCCATTTTCTCACCCGAGGTTTACTGAGTAAACTTGCTTGAAGAGATACGAGGACTTCCTCTCACTCTCTTAGGCTCCAGGACTACCCCAGACGCCACGCCAGTCACCGAAGCCGACACTCAGCCGATGACGAGCGGTGAAGATGGCGTCCCCGTTAAGAGGATCATCACTGTTCTTAAACTGATCATTGACTCTCAGGTACATCTTCATGTCATGACCAGACTTGTCAGCAACCAAGAACCAAGCATCCGTATCAGTCAGGTGCTTAAGATGCATGGGCTTAATGCCGTACTTAGAACGAACAATATTCTTCGCATTATCCGCGCTGTCAGGGACGAATTCGCTTTCGAGGAGCTCACCGGCCATCCAGATATCGCCAGTTGCGTGAACTAGCCAAGTAGCCTTGACGTCTACGATGAAGCTCCTATCGTCCGTCCAGCTTTCAAATGCTTCGAGCGCTGCCTGTACAGCAGGCAGGTCCATGTCAACAGCGGCTGCAGCATGATTCGACTGCGTTCCACCATCGAGGTCATCCTGGATAATCGAGCAAAGCTCAATCCCGTTGTATCCAGTATAGTCAGAGTCAAAAGCGTTGTTGAGTACAGAGGCACACTGAACATCCTTGTTATAGGATGCAGACTTTGCCAGCTCAGACGAAAGCTTGTTCATAATACCGTAGAGGTCATCTTCCAGCATCTCAACGGTCACACGGAAGCCTAACGCATAAGTTAGGTGCGTGAACCGAAGAGTATCACCAGAGAGTGCCTCATCCATGCTATAAACTTCACCTTCACCCTTTTGCATGAACTGGCCCAGTCCTGCCATTTTGTACTCATCTTCATATGCCCGTTGGGACTTTTTCACGTTTATCCACTGCGTATACTCCGTCTTGCGGATCTTCAGCTTTTTGAAGAAGATCGTCGCTAGGCCAGGAGCTAGCAGTGGGCTAAATGTACCTCTCGCCATTGCCATTAGTTATCTCCTTAGTCGAACGTGCGGACGGATTGAAGAACCTTGACGATTGCTATGTTGCGATTGATATCAACTCCAACAACTAGCACGCGAACAGCAGAGGTGTCAGTAAGATCAATTAGCCAAACTGAACTCGCTAACACAACACCATAATCCTCCCCAATTGCAGCCTCGGTGATGGTTCCTGCAGAGGGTTCCAAAGCGAAGTAAGAGCTGTCAGTTGCTACGTAAACCATCACGTAGCCTGACTCAATTACATCAGCAGCAGGCTCAGCAGCCCACCCAGTAATCTCAGCAGGATCAGCTCCACACTCCTCAATATCTCCCGAAGCATCAAGAACAACAAGGTTCCCGGTTACGAAAGTCTGGCCGGATGCAAGAGGGAAGCGCTTGGTAAAGGGCCTGTTTCAGTTCCCTGGAGAATCGGCCACCCATTAAGCGCCATTTTCATTTCCTCCTAATCTTGTATGCGTGATGCGAGAATCTTAATAAAGAACAAACCTCGCGGGATTGATACGTCTACTACTTCGGCACATACATTATCTGTCTCAGTTAGATCAAGAACCCACTGTGCCCATTCAGCATCGAGAGTAAGTCCATACTCTTCCCCGATGTCACCGGTAACAGGTGCTCTAGTGCCTTCAAGAGCAAAGGTTATTGATCTGCTTACCCGATAGAGTAATATACGGCCTTCCTTCAGAGAACCTATTTTGACCCAAGGAGCAGCCATTAAGTTCTTCTCATAAGGCCACTCAGCTAGTACACCATAAACCCCTTGATCTTCGTTGTCAGAATCAAACAGATCGACTTCGTCGTCGTCTTCGATTTGAACAAAGTCTCCAAACCAGATCCCTCCTGGATCTGTGAGAGGATGCTCCTCAACAAGCGGTCTGAGACCAACAGGCCATCTAGCTGGCCAAGGCCAAAGGTACATCTTTAAGCCTCGTCCTCAGAGTCTAGATTCTCGCCCATAATTACGGACAACGGAGCCCTTTGTGACTTGCTCTTATCATCCACTTCCACACCAAGCCTCTGCGCCTTCGCTTTGAAAGCTTCGCGTGGACTTCCTGCCATCTTTGCAGACTTCTCCTTTAAGTACTGCCTATGAGCCTCACCGATAAGTTTATCACGTTTCATAACTACATAAGTCCCAGCGATAATAAGACGCTTATCGACTTGCTCCATAGACGAGGAGCCAATCTCTCCTTCTTTGACAAGCTCATAGCCCATGTTCTGTCGGTAATCGACATACTCCGTCCTGTTTCTTACAAGTCGGTAGTCATAATCAGGATCAGTGTCACGTAATTCTAGTCTTCGTGTGTGGGGTTTGACCCCTCCTTCGAAAGACTTCACAATGAGTTTAACCTTTTCTAGTCTTTCTTCCTGCGTCTGTTCTTCAGACATTTTTATTTCTCCTGAATGTAGTCAGCGAACAACTCAGCTTCTGATACGTCAGCTCCAAGGAGCTTTGCATAGTTGCGTTGTTCTGGAGTTAGTTTATTCTCAGATTCAGATCCTCTCCTTGGCCCACCACCACGCTGAACGTCAGGCGGTTCAGGCTTCTTCTTCGGAGCAGCATATTTTTCATAAATCTCTTTCCCGTGAGACTTAAGAATATGAGCATCAATTAGAGCCATTGTTCTTGGATCAGCCATTTGCTCATGTGTTAGCTGACGAGAGGTGATAATCTGATCAATCTCCTGACGATGATCCTCCAGGTAAGGATTAGCCTGGAATGCAGCATCGTAAGCAGCCTTAGCGGCTGCCTGCTGAGCCTGTTTAACGAAAGGCTGAATTTTGTACTCTGCAATCCGTCCAATCTTCTCATTGATGTCGCTATCTTCACTTAGAAAGTCATCTTGTGTAATCTTCGGTGGAGGTTCAGGCTCAGTGATCGGAGCAGGAGCTGGAGCTGGAGTTTGAATCCTACTCATAGCCAGTTCAGCCATCTGCTTACCAGCATCCTTTATCTGGTTAAACAGTGCCGCTGCTTCTTCTGGAGTCTTCCCACGAAGTTCTTCTGGGAAGTCATCTCCATCGAAAACAGAAGCTACGACTCCTTTCTCCTCCTTCACAGGTTCTTCCTGCTTCTCCTTAACCCCAAGGATCTCTCCTCGATTCTCATCGATCGCCTCGAAGTCTTCCTTCGTAAGCTCAGTCATTCTTCTTCTCCCTCTGTGTAGTTGCTAGGATCTTCCTAGGTAAATCAACGACTTCGTTTATAGCTTTTAGATAGTTTAAGTTATGCAGCGCCTCCTCCTTGCCCACCGACTTGAGCAGGAACTGCCCCCTGTCCGCCTGCAGCACCTCCAGGTGCTCCCGGTACAGCCTCCACCCCGGTTGACTCTGTAACGCCTGGAATGCCAAGATTAGCTTGGATTGCGCCAGCTCGCTCTTGGATTTCTTCAACACTAATGGCAATTTCGTCGGCGTAGTGAAGGTTATAATCCTCGAGAATATCAAGGACCAGCGTAGAAAGACCATCGACAATACGAAGCATAAGTATGCGAATAGACTCCGGGAGTTGTGGATTCTCGGCTTGTAGTATGTATTGAGTAAGTTGACCATAATATTGGCTTACCATTCCAAAGAGTGAAAGTTTATTCTGACGTTCTAGTTCTTTGGACGTGGAAGTGGTTGTGGCAGTTACCTGAATGCCAAGTCCGTCACGGATAGCCTGTTCAGGAAATTGCCAGATCATTTCAACCCACTGACTGTCTTCGCCCAGAATAAGGGTTGTTTTGCCTTCAGGATAATACTGTTGGTAGAGGAGAAGTACTCTCATCATTACTTCTGAGAGGAATGCCCTAAAGCGACCAAGGGTTAAGTCAAAACGCCGTGCGCGTTCTGCTAAGACAGCCAGGGCAGTTGTTGGCTGCGCAGTCGCTGTATCTGTAGCGTTGTAGTCCTCCATTCCTAGACGCTGCATAAGAAGACTAAGCGTGTGAATTTCATCTTGAAGTGTTGAGTCGAACGGGCTTCCCATATCGAGAGGAAGGAGATCGTCAGGCTCATCACGAGGGATTGAAGACCCAAGCTTGAAAACAAGCTCTGTTGGAACACTTGAGTCAGCTCGATGGGTAAAACAGCCACTGTTAGCTATCGAACCGTGATCCAAGCGCTGGTTATGCATCGTGCTTACTTCAAGCTGAGTTGCCAAGCACATCCTACCAACGCCAACTCCATGGACATGATGCTCGACGAGTTCATACGCGCTGATGACAAAAGGCGTCATCTGAAGCGGGAAAGTGTTATAGGTAAGCTTCATGAACTTCATAGCATCATAATGGAAGATAGCCTGATAACGACGAAGATGTCCGTCGATTTCGTAACGGAACCATATTTCATAGAACTCAAACCCCTCGAAGAAATCAGGTTTGGACTTCATCACGTCCCCTCGAACTTCCTCAATTCCAGAAACGTGTGTCACGGGGAGTTTAAGAACGTCTTCTATATTCTTCCAGTTCTTATTCTCCTCATTATACTTAACCTCATTCTTCGACAATCTAAACCTGTGAGCTTCCCATTCCATTTCATCTTGTGAGCGAGCCTCTGGCGCGAAAAGATAGTCCGCCAACTGTACGTGGATGATCTCTGGGTGGTCTTTGATCCTTTCAAGATACTCTACCCATTCACCCTTTGAAGTTTCACCCTCAGCTTCCTCCTCTTGCCCCTCGAAAGTATAACGGATTTCATCTCTGCGTGTGTATATAACCTTCGCGACGACAGTGCCTAGTTTAATCCACTCAAGAAGCAGACTATCACAGACATTCTTAAGGTTGAGTTCTTCGACTGAAGCCCAGGTTATGAATTTACGAAGAGGCTTATAAAATTGAATAAAGTCTTTTCGTATAGGTTTGGTACTGAAAACATCGCTCGGCCCAAAGATTGTATTAAGAACCTTAGCTTTAATCTGTTCTACGAATGTAGGAGTTACTGCAATCATCAGGTGCGCAGCATCCTCGAAAGGAAAGTTCTTCTTCTCTTCAAGAATTGTCTCCTGGTAGCGTTTCTCGAGACTCTCCCATTCGTTGTACAGACGCTGCCAGGAGTTCTTAGTCCGAGTAATCTCGTCATAGAGCCACTGAGCAATCTCAGTTTCTTGCTCCTCGGAGAATTTCACATCAGGTAATTCGTAAGCTGGCATGGTTAGCCTTCTCTATAACGGGCTAGGCAAGCTTTCTCACTAAGGACGAAAACTCGCTTATAGGTCTCTTCTATCGGGTCCATTATTGTTACCATCGAACCGCTGAAAAGTGGAAAAATCACCACGTCGCCTTCTTCAAGCTCTTTGCACTCTGGACCTGTTGCGATTACTTCTCCCTGCTGGACTTGTTTCTCTTTCTGCGAGATAGCAGCTTCTATCTGTCGCCTGCTTGCATCGAAGTCATGGCCCTTGCCAGAGTCCTCCGTTGCGTCGGTGAAATCATCGAGAAGTTCGGTGTCTGGTTCATGTTCAATAATGCTGATTAAGACCGCGTTTCCTAACGGACTGAGTGCCATCACTCAACCTTTCACAAACAGCCATGATAGTTAGCTGGGCCTTACCTGAAACTCGCTCAACTCTTACCTGGCCTCGTGGGAAGTGAAGTTCTTTCGTTCTGCCACCTCTAACGTAGACAGGATCAGGATCGGTTGCTAGGCTGTGACCTGTGAAGTGGATACGAATGACATCCTCTTTCGAGCCACCGTCAACCTCGATCCGGCGAAGTCTTCTCACCGGAACCCAGGGACCATCTTTGTTAGAAAGGATAGCGAGGAGCTTCCTCGATTCCTTATACTTAGGTTTAATCTTTGCAGGCTTGCTCATGGACTTCCCTTAGCAGTTGGCCTAGTTCACGTGTGTCTTCGCAATGACGTTCGAGTATAACAGTCTGTCTCTCAGCGAGCTTGTTTTGTTGCTTGAGAATCTGAGTTATCTCCCCACGCCATTCAGCCTCGTGGAGTTTAGGGTAACCATTCCCAGACCCGTTCCGCCTTTCGACAGCCTTTTCGACCATCTTGAAAGAGCCGATTACAACTGCGAAAACGCCACCCATGATAGCAGGATCGATTAAGGCGTTCATGGAACTACACTTACATAGGCGTTAGTAGTACCATCCAAAACTTGATCAGACGGATCTAAAGTTGTCATGGTGATTACTATGCTCTCTACCTTGTATGTAACACCTTCGTATATAAGGTGTGCATCTGTAGGAATTAACCCGATAGACATACATACCCATAAGAGGTCTTTTGTAATCTCGTCGCGAACATGTATCCTAGATCCGATAGCCATAACATTAGTCCGGACGTCCGCTAGAACCACTAGCAGCACCGCCACCAGACTCAGCCTGGGTATAGTTACCAGCAAATATCACACCAGCAGCCAAAGCAATCTTACCAACTGCAAATACAGTATCTGCAATGAAGTTACCACAAATAAAACCAGTTGAGTTTGTAGAATTAAGATCCATGTACTGCGTAGGCTCAGTACCGTCTTCTTGGTTAGCAAGAATATTATTTACTACCCACAAGTTTCTTACTGTACCAGTACCACCAACGTCATTCTCATCAATACACGTTCCAGAGATGTTATGAAATCTACAGCCTTGAATAAGAGTCTGAGTACAGGAGCCATAAGTTGAACTGGTTAGGATGATTCCATTGGTAAGCCAGGTAAGTTCACAGTCCATAAATCTACAGTCAGCACCCTTACCATGAGTACCTGCCGTAATCTCAGCAGGTGATCCAGGCCCAACAATAATACCTGCAACAGCACCCTCGATCTTACAACCGCGAATTTCAACACGCGCACCCCAAATACGAAGCGCATAGGTAGCTGCGCCATCACCAGCTATACCGATGTTTTCAATATGACACTCATCAGCATAAATCAGCATTCCTGCAGCAGATCCAGTGGAAGGTTCGATATAAACAGAACCACGAGTACCGATTCCCATGATTCTAAGGTTGTTCTTAGCAATGGGAATAGTTACAGTTTCATCGTATTCTCCAGGCGCGACAAGGATCTGATCACCTGCAGATGCAAGAGTTACAGCTTGGCTAATAGTAGGAACTGACTTATCCCAGGTTTTGCCATTACGAGTTGTAGATTTCCCAGCGTCTACATACCAAATGTTACCTTTGTTAGGGATAACAGGAGAGCGTCCAGCGCCCAACAAAATCCCACCAGCGTATACTGGACCTGTGAAATGCGTAGCCATATTGTCCTCCTTGCTCGTTTGAGACTTAGAGATACGGGCTTCTCAGGCTGACTAGTCCTGCCCGCCTGCTTACTACGTTAACAAATCCCAAGTACGTTAAGCGTCGCGGTGTTAGCTGCGGTCTTAACGTAAAGCCTTGTGCAGTCTTCAATCGTAAAGGCGATTGACTTTCCTGCTTCAAGTTTGATATACTGGCTTGTAGCATCACCAAGAAAGATATTCTCAGTCGAAGCTGCGTCGTTCTGGAGAACCACGGAAACAATCGTGTCTGTTAGTCCTACAACAGCAGCCGCGCTAGTCACAGTCTGCTGGTGCATAACTGGCCTTCTGCCTCTATACATCGATAACTCCTTCGATAGAAATCATGATGGACTTACCACGATCCATCTTAATTAACTTCCCATGGCCCTTCTTAATGAAGAACTCCACAGCGGTTATCTCAGGCTCGTCAATAGGAATACCACCGCCAGGAGGAAACATCCTGGGAGCGAACATCTTAATTGGAAACATTCTCGGAGGAAACATTATGGAGAAACTCCAGTTGTAGAGATCGTCGAAGCGCTCCGGTTTCCATCAGCGTCTACGGTTAGTACTATCCGGTCGTGGTTGTCATCAGCGCTACGAACGGTGATGGTCGTACCGTCAGCCCCGCTAAGTTTAGCTGCGACAGCAGCACAGGTCGCTGCCATATTCTGTCTGGGTGTAAGACCGTCAATTGCACTTGCTCGATCCAGCCAAGCATCAGCGAGAATGTTGTTGTTAGCATCGCTAACTGTTCCTATAGGAATTGCAATATAAAGGTCGCTTGCACCAGTTGGAGTAGTATCCCAGGTCTTAACAAGTGCCCTGTTGTTGGCATCGGCAAAGTCTTCAACAAAGCGAGCTTGATAAGGAACGCCGGAGCTGGTTAGAATTGTCAGGAGCCAACCATTAGGTTGATTATCACTAAGGCTATGAGCAAGATCAACAGTTGTAGAAGTCGCAGCAGCGACGGTTCCATAAAGGATTCCATAGCCATGAATCCTATCATATTCATACTCGCTGATTACGTCGTAGTCTGCACGATAGATCATTGTCCCAGCCATGAAGATTACGATGGTGAGAATCCCAAGCGTGCCGGTGTCGGTTGCGTCAAGTTCACAGTTATAACAGCCATGGTCGTCAAAAGCTGCTGTGGTAACATCAGTCTTAGCTGTTAAAGGCTGGCCGTTCTTGCTTAAGAGGATATCAGAATCCTCAATCGTCTCACCTGCTTCTTCCGTTGCAGCAACGCTATCGAGGATTGGTCCGATAAGGACGTCAACTGCTGTATTTGCACGAAGTAACATCTTACGCTCCTCCTCGAAGCATTTGATTATAAGCTGCTGCTAATAAAGCTGCTGAACCACCAGCGGCCACGGTCGGCCATTCTACAACGCTGTAGCGGTAATTCGAGGCATATTCAGTTTCAACACGGGAAAGTTCGACATTTGTAACGCTGGTCGGACGGATCAACCAGCAGTAAGAACCTCTACGACCGATGCCCATTCCTCGGGCACATGCCCCTTGAATAGAAGTGATATCCAAACTACTGACTTCTGTAACGGTGTCATTGATCGTCTCAGGCTCACCACCACCTGTACCTTGATTATCACTAATGTGCTGGACAACCATTGGAGTGCCAGTGGTCTGAGAGTTGCTGACGACATAGACCTTGGCATCCTTGTCTGCTGCGGTGGCATTGGCCGGGAGGTAGAATCCGAGTTGGGTAGTAGATGTGAAATAAACCTCATGGCTACATTCGTCGTCATAACCAACGTCCGTAGAACTCCGCATCTGGACTTCAAGAAACGCCCGCGTCAGCGAACCAACACTGTTAATGGCCTCCGTCTCCTCGGTATCATCGCTAGCATAAGCATGGTCGATTTCTTGCACCGTCCAGTTAGACCCCGTAAACTCAACACAGGCATAGGCCACATAGTTATTACCACCACTTGAAACACCGCGAGTTATACGGACCTTATCATCACCATCATTAATCAAAGACAGTGTAAACATCTGGCGGGCATCTACAACACCTATGTTGTCTGCACTGCCTACTGATGTCAGAAAGAGTACACAATCGGCTACGTTAGATATGCCACTTATGGCACCTGAATCAGCGGTAGTAGCAGCATTCTGTATCAGAATTTCTCCGACACCTCGAACGATGATCTCATTTGCGCCACCTGGATCTCCGGTATATTCAGGGATCTGCCAAATGGCCTTGCAGCCACCAGTAGTAGAGTCGCGAGTAAACCTTACATCGTCAGTAATGTCGCCGATAGGATAGTCAATCCGTACAGTTTCATGCTCCATGAACTCATCTGCTCCATTCGTGAAATCGGCCTTGGAGCAATGTGTCGTAGACGGAATTATGATAAACGCCTTTGACACAGCACTTGGAGCTGTATATTCTGAACCAGCCGTGATTGTGACCGTAGCTGTACCATCAGCCATAGTTGAAACGTTACGCTGAATCTTGAAATCAGCCATTAGATAACATCCCCCAAGCTTCGAATACCATTTGTCTTAGCCCTAAGTACATCGAAGTCACAACCTAGATCGGACAAGTCCGCTATTAAAGTGTCAGGATTAACACCTTTGCCAGTGACAGCAGCGGAGAGCGTCTCATAGTCTTGTGAGGCATAATTAGGCCAGATGCCGGCATTGGTCGATTGGTAAGTAACTCCGTCATTGTCAATCGCAGCGTCGTTATCACCTACTACAAGTGTCTGTTTAATAATGAAACGCTCGCCAGTGCCATCCTCTGACATAAAGAGTCCGTAGGTACTAGAACCGGCAAAGAGGGTATTCGTCATCTGAACATCTGCACCATTAAGATCCGCTCCACCCGAGTAGTTAATAGTTTGAGTAGTTGGAACGCCAGTTACACTGACATGATCTACGTAAATATCCTTCATATCGGAGTCGGAGTCACTTAAGAACCGCATTCCATAAAGGTAGGCTCCATAGTCCGATAAGTTTTCACTCTTAAGCCAGAGCACATTCTGAATTGCAACCCTCTGGAGCTCCCGAATAACAGGTTCTTCTGGAGATGCTGCTAAGGCGATACAACCAGTGCAGTTATATACAATACAGTTTCTAAACGTAATATCTTCTGAAATCCCAGGAGCTAATGAACCACCACTCTGATTCACACTCTTAAAGAGGACTGGATTCGACTGGGCATCCAACCAGAACCGATCAAGAACGCAATCCTCAATCAGCAGCCTTTTAATAGCTTTAACTTCAATATGATTCTTGATGTTATAGTAATAGGTAAAGTCAACGTACTCATCTTGGTACCACTGATCGTCCTTTACAAACCAGATTCGACGCATGGTCCAATCTGATGGACAGTTAGCTTCACTAGCAGGATCTGCACCACCCCACATAATCCCCATAGAGCCAGCAGCGATGGTACAGTCCTCAACAGTACAGGGTCCTGGAGAGTTATAAGCCCAGATTCCTTGACCATCATAACCAGTCTTATACGGGACATAGAACTCGCAGCCAGTAACATAGAAGTATGGCCCGCCAGCTACAAGTCCCCTTAGTGCCTTTCCATACTCGCTCTTGAACCAACACCGGTCAATTACCCAATGATCAGACTGGTCCGCAAGCGTTGATGTCGAGTAAATCTTAAACATATGAGTGCCGGTAGTGATACCAGCATCATCAGGATCGGTATGGATCTTAATACCTACAAAACGGTAGTAGTCTGCATTGTCATTACAACGAAGAATCCAGTGTGTTGACGATCCAGCTCTATTCAGTCGGATCTCTGGAAATTCTGAAGTTGTAACATTCGGCGTCTCGCCTAGAGTACCAGTCTTGATCACTGTACCTTCAGCAGGGAGAAAGCTAGCATCCTCTGGAACAACGTAGATCCACTTCGCATAACCGTTAGCATTAGTAGGTATGTAAATGTGACCTGTCGTCTCTTGAATATCACCGTTCTTAAGCTTCAGTACTACATTGGCGTTATTTGCTGCGCGATAAGCTTCTGCCGCCGTTAAAGCTGCCGTGATGGTCGTGTAGTCTGCGACGGTTACATCATCATTTCTAGTACCATCTGAGCTGACATAATAAGTCTGCCAGCCTGAATAATCTACCAAAGCTGGCTTGTATTCTGCTGTTGGCAAAGCCACATTACCAACTGAATAATCAATTCCTGCTGCTGTTGTGAAAGCCACACTAGAAGACCAATTAGACCATCCATATTGATCGTCTTCGTAACGAAGCCTGGTAATATAGTTAGTTGACTGAACTAAAGGCGTAGCAGTGTCCCCAAGAAGATTAACAAGATCCTCCCCTGAGTCATAAGCAGGGGAGGCAAATCCTGCATCGCTCGCTACTGTTACCTGCCACTGAGAAGCATAATGATCATCACCATCGTCGTCAGCGAAGATTGAACCAGTTAAACCTACACTATTAGAAGCAGGAGTACCAACTGTTACCGTAGGGGTATCAGGAACCGTGTTAGCAGGTGGAGCTACATAAACAGAATAAACCAGAGATGCTGGACTTACACCTGCTGCTATTGGAACAAGATTAACTGGAAGCATCTTAACCTCTCCGGTTTACTCGGTAAACTTACTAAATAGCCAATGGTCTTTCGCCAAAGAGTTTAACGAACAACGGCTTGACGTGACGAACCTTTACGTGATAACGAAGGATCCAAATTCCTACGGTAACAAGCGGCTCGTTACGATTCTCGTCATACCACTGCCACGCTCGAATGGCAGTCAACTCCCGAAACCAACTCTTTAGCGACCCAAACGTGTCGCCTATTCCAAATTCATCAGCTATGTCTAAGCCCACTTCGTCAATCATAGCCATCTTACAAGACCTTAATCGACTTCTCAGTTAAGAAGCGTAGAGCGATATTTGCAACGGCTGTAATGCTAACCAGAACCTCTGTTGACCAACCAAAGCCAACAAAGTACTCTGTTAGCGCGGATACAATCGCGAGAACCAAAATAACTGTATTGGTCCAGAGCGTCTTCGACTGATACCATTTCTTATCCATGACTTTCTCCTTAGATTCCATAACCTGTCATACCGCGACTTCTAACCATTGCCATAGCCCTTCGCTTCCCACGATGACGAGAAGCCTTGCTTTGTGGTAACTTCCAGAACTCAGGGCCTTGTGCGAGCGCGTCCATTAGATGCTCGTTGTCATCCTTTCCAAATTTCATATATTCTTCAATGAAGTCAACCAGACCGCGACGAATCCAGATTCGTTCAGAGCTAAAGAGTGGCTGAAGCGCTCCGCGAATCCTTGCAGGCTTGGATTTCCGACTCGGTGCATGGAAAGGCTCAACTCGAAAATATTGCCCTCGACGCTTTGCTTCGTCTTGCATATAATACATCAAGCTCTTCTGGTATGCATTTGATTCAATCGTTATAAGCTTCACCCCATAGCCAGCAGCAAGATCAAGAACTTTATGAGCTGTTGCAAGTGGATCGAGCCGCATGCCAAAAGCATCAGCTAGAAAAACCTGCCCTAGTGGACTTACGCCAACAACCACGATGCCCGTATAATCACTCGTTATCTTTTCTCCTAAAGAAGGATCGACGTGAATATAGTACCGCAAATCGTTAGTATGCTGAATGTGCGTTAACCCGTCGTCGCCTTGGAATCGGTAATTCCGGTCGGGAGCGACTGTGAAGTATTGCAACCATTCCTTTCTGAAATCAGTAACGGCTGAGTCCATCGGGTCGTTGGCGTATTGTGTAGCCCACTGTTCGGGGTCTCTTTCAATAATTCCTTGAAACTGCTCCATGGTGAAGAACTCAGGGAAGAAAGGCTCGACTACTCCGCTAGCAGTTCTAACCAGAGCTTTTCGGATGAAAATATTATAAGTCGGGAAGCTTTCGATAATATGAGAGTAGCAATCGTGATATGCCCAACGAGTGCCTATAATCCGACGAGGAGTTTTCTTTGGGTTCTGTGTTAGAGAGATAAGCCGATTAACAAATTTAATTGTCTTCCGCATGACTGTTGGAGAGTCCATAGCTTCTTCAGAGATTAAATCATCACCAAAGATCCTAGTATAATGCCTAGAGGTAAGCTTTGACGTGACGCCAGCGGTGTCAATCGACGGCATTCGATAAGAACCATCGCGTGGAAGAATAACACTTTGCTTATTCCACACAGAAGATCCTGTTCTCTTTGGAAGTATATAAGGATAAAGCTTTCTGAATAACTCGTTATTCATAAGATGCTGCTTAATCTCACTAAGCATATCTTCTGCATTCTCAGCCGATTCACTAACAAGCAGAATCTGCTCCTCCGGGTTAACTAAAAGGCAACGGATTATTTCACAGAGTTCGATCGTTGTTTTGAAGTGTCCGCGAGGCATAAGACCAAGAGCTTCGAGGTAAGGAGTCTGCATCCAGTCGCAGAACTCTTTATGGGTTCGATTGGTCATATCCTTATAACCCAGAATACCTTTAGCTAGAAAGAAGAGGTTATTCTTCCCTTCTTCCCTGAGAGCTTCTAAAGCCTGCTTATCCTGTCCAGCAGGAGTAGGTAGCTCAGCCCCTCCAGGGGTTACAACGCCACTACTTTCTAGCGGAGGTAATGTCATT